TTCGTTTCAAACATCACAACAGAAAAGACTACTAGCAAAAAGTCTACCTGATCGGGACCGGGTGTGCTTCGGCACACCTCTAACTATTAAGGAGAAGTAATGCTTAGAGATAAGTTCACAAACATATTCAGCGTAATCAGTTTATTGATTGTTGCTGCCCTATTATCCGTTTCTGTAATTGCAGAAACAATGCCTCAAGTAGTTGCTGAGGAAGTAATTACAGAGACAAAACAAGTTATGGCTAAAGACGTTGAATGTCTTGCCAATAACATTTACTATGAAGCCGCAAAAGAATCTTTTGAAGGAAAACTTGCCGTTGCACAAGTTACCATCAATAGAACAAAATCAAGCAATTATCCAAACAACATTTGCGGTGTTGTTTATCAAAGAACCTCGTATAAAGGAACTACAGTATGCCAATTTAGTTGGACATGTGAAAAAGTTTCCCGTGCAAAAAACAAATATTTGTGGGAAGAAGCACAATATATTGCCAAAAAAGCATTGACAGAGCCTATTGCTCATGCTAAAATAGCAGCACATAACGTCATGTTTTATCATGCTACTTACGTTAATCCTGGTTGGAAAAAGAGTGGTGTGGTAATGCGAATTGGGAATCACATTTTTTATACAAGAACATAATGCCAACAAGAGAAGAAATTAAGACATTCAGTTTGATGATAGAAGCAATGGCAGGAGAAATGAAGTCTGATTATTTGGATGCTATACTTCATCACTGTGAACAAACAGGACTTGAACTTGAAGTCGCCTCATCACTAATCTCTCCTGCTCTCAAATCAAAAATAAGAGAGCAGGCAGAGAGTAACAATCAATTGAAGAAAACAAACAGACTACCTTTATGAGTGAAAATGGCGGATACGCCGTCTATATGATGTATCAATCTTTGAGATTGCATTTTATATCTGATAGTTACGATTACTTCAAATATAACGGCAAGACAAATAGCACTAAAGAATCTTTTCTCACACACAAAAACAAATATTCGTTTTATAAATTATCCAGAAAATATTCTTTGGAAGATTGCAAAGACTTTTTGGTATCCAATTTCGTATGCCAAGATTTCAATTGGGTTGGTGAATTACTCACACCAGAAGCAGAAGATAATTATAGAAACTGGCTAAAAACAAAACAATCATTGACATATACCTTTGAAAATGATATAAGTTACTTGTTTGATCATCATAAAGATTTCATATCAGTCAAATCTGGATCACCAAAACTATATGATGAATTGCTCAGACATAAAGTAACTTTGGAAACGGTTGTAATACTCAATGACTTGATGAACTTTTTACCAATGTGGGAGAAGAAAATTGATGATGATATAATATGGCCAACTTGGAAAAGAAAGATAAAAAAGTATACACCTTTCGTTGTGTATGATAAAATAAAGTTTCGTGACATTGTGAGAAAATATCTATGAAAACACTGTATTTGGATATGGATGGAGTTCTGTGCAACTTCGAAAAACGATTTGAAGAATTGTTCAACAAGACTCCAGGTGAATCAAGAGATCAAAAAGAATTCACTAATGATTGGCCAACTTTCATTGAAGGTGGTAACTTTGCTACACTAGAATGGTGGCCAGGTGGTCAAGAACTACTAGAGTTTGTTGATTCTATTCCTAACATCAATATTGAAATTCTAAGTTCAAGTGGTGGACCTAAATATCACAAAGAAGTAACAGAGCAAAAACAGAAGTGGTTACAAGATCATGGCATTAAGTACAAGCAAAATATTATTCCAGGTAGCAGATTGAAAGGTACTTATGCCAGAGGTGCCAATACCATTCTTGTTGATGATACTGACTATGTTATAGAAGGTTTCATTGATAATGGTGGTATCGGTATATTACATAGAGATTTAGGCAATACTAAGAGATTGATACTGGATGCTCTTGCAGTATGACTAAATACTATGATATAATGAGATGTATGTGGACAAGTCGTTTATACTACGTTTATACTAGGAGATATTAATGGATTTTTCAAAACTCAAAAAGAGTTCGTCTAACCTTGACAAACTCACCAAAGCACTAGAAGCAGTCAACACTTCTTCAGAATCAAATTCCGACGACGATCATTACTGGAAACCTGAACTAGATAAGTCTGGTAATGGTTATGCAGTCATTCGTTTTCTTCCCGAACCACCACAAGATGAAGATGGGCTCCCATGGGTCAAAATGTTCCGTCATGGCTTTCAAGGTCCTGGTGGTTGGCTAATTGATGACTGCCGTACTACACTCAATGAAAAGTGTCCTGTTTGTGAACACAATACACAATTGTGGAACTCAGGCATCGAAGCAAATAAAAAGATTGCCCGTGATCAAAAACGTAAACTAACCTACGTTTCAAACATTTACATTGTTGAAGATCCTAAGCATCCCGAAAACAATGGTAAAGTTTTTCTATTCAAATATGGTAAGAGCATCTTTGATAAAATCAATGGTGCAATGCATCCTGAGTTTGAAGATGAGAAGCCAATGAATCCGTTTGATTTGTGGAAAGGTGCTAACTTCAAAATCAAGATTCGTAAAGTTGATGGGTATCAAAACTACGATAAGTGTGAATTCGATTCGCCTGCTGCACTACTTGATGATGACGATGCACTTGAGAAGATTTGGAAACAAGAATACTCTTTGAAAGAGTTGATTGATCCAAGTAAATTTAAATCGTATGATGCTATCAAAGCACGATTGGATAAAGTTCTAGGTCTAGCAGGCACTACTTCACCAAGAACTACAGTTGAAGATAGTTCTCATATGTTTGAAACTGAAGTTGATGAGAAGCCTGTTGCGAAGAAAGCTCCAGTGAAAGCACCTTCAATCGAGGAAGATGAAGATGATGACATGAACTACTTTGCAAAGCTTGCAGCAGAAGATTAAACAGACTAGACGGTCTTGTTTAGCCCCGCCTTAGTGCGGGGTTTTTCTTTTATCCGTAAGATGGTCGTACATTGTGCATACCATACAATGCAGCTTGTACACTTGGATTGTTTATATCGTAGATATTTCCAGGAATAGATGCAGTGTGTCCTCCACCACCACCTTGTGCCAATTGCTGCTGATTGATTGTGGTGATGTTTGTTGATCCTGCTTGACCAGATAATGAAGCATTCATTTTTTGTACGTTAGTCAATGCAGATAGAGCAGGTGAAATACTTGATGGTGCTATCTCAGCAAACATACTCTTAGTGGTGTCTAATACATCTTGTAATTCTTTAGCTCCTTCTCCTTTAGTAAATCCTTGCAGCATTTCTAATTCGGATTTAAGTTCATTAGCTATCAAACCAAATATGCTTTTTTTCTCAGGAGTAGCAGTTTCACCTAGAGGATTTTCTCCTCCAGATTGCTGAAATCCTTTAAACAGTCTATCCAATTCTTCATTTGATGCACCAGAAACATCAGCAGAAGCAAGTTGAGTATCTGATGAAGGTTTTCCCATAGCAGTTTCAACTTTTTGTTTTGTGTCTCCCAAATAAGAAGCAACAGTAACTTTCTTCTTATCTGTTCCTGCTAAATGTGGATTACTTGTTCTTGATGTTCCTGTTAAACCAAGTAGGTCGGCTGGATTTGCATTAGGATTAGTTTTTTGTGCTTCAAGTAATACTTTTGCACCAAGAGCACCAACACCATGTGCAAGTCTTAATGTATATGGAGTTACTTCAACTGGACCATAAACTTTTCCTGTTTTTGGATCTTTTGTATTGGAACTTAATACTTCAGCATTAGCTTTCGTATATGCATCAAACATCTTATCTTGTGTTTCAGCATTAAATAATTCATTTCCTTTCAACTTGGCTTTTTCTTTTGCGGCAACCAAATCCATAAACTGATAGCGACCCATGGCATGTGTGTTTCCACCTTTTGCCCTTCTTTTATTTTGAACTGCTATAGCTTCATCAACAGTCAATTGCGTTAATCTTTTACCACCAGTTTCTGCTTGTTTGTACTCCTCTACTTGTTTTTCCGAATACACACCGTACATTGCATCATATCCTATGGCAGCACCTTCACTCTTACCCACCGTTTCACGATATTTTTTAAACACATCTCCACTTAAAGGCACATTACCACTTTGAGACCTCGATCTTCTGCTTTCTGCATTTTTTTGTGCATATTCGCTTGCTTTTTGTAGTTGTTCGTCTAATTCTTTCTTTTCTACTTTTACTATTTTTTCTTTTTTTGTTGTTGGATCAAGTATCTTTTTTTCTGTGATTGACTGCAATCCTTTTTCATCTCCTCTTGGAATAATATATCCTTGTTTTTGCATATACTCCAATTTTGAAGAAAAATCTTCATCTTTACTTTCCATTTTCTCTAATGCAGACTTTGCTTGTGGTGTTTTTGATGCTTTTAGTCTGCTTTTTGCAAATTCATCTACGCTTATATTTCCACCTTGTTCGTTTATCTGATCGACATAGAATTGACTTTCTTTTTTCAATGTTTCGATGTCACCAGCATCTGCTGCTTTTTTTAGTTTATCTTCTATGTCTTTATAATCTGATCCAATTTTTAATGAAAGTCCAGTTATTGCAAGAGCAAGAGAAGTTAATGGATTAGCAAGAGCAGCGGCTATTACTCTTGGGAGTATAGTTTCAATAGCATAAACAAATATTCTTCCTAATTGTCCAAGTCCTCGAAGCAAAAGTTGGGCACCACCAGGCAACATATTGAATATGGTTTTTCCAAGTTTTGTTAATAATTTAGATAAAACTGGACCCAATAACTTTGTTAACCAATTTTCCTTTTCTTTTTTTCCTTCAGGTTCTTTCTTACCTTTTAGTGCTTCAAGTAGTTCTTTGTGTCTACGTTCTTCTAATGCTTTAGCTTCTTCATTCTTTTCTTCTTCAAATAATTTTTGTTCTTCACGAATTGTTTTATTTTCTTCTAATAATTTTTCATTTACTTTGACAGATTTTTCAATAGCTTTTTTGACATTATCACTAGTCGATTTTAGTGTTGCGATAAAACTTTCGTTAAAATTTTTTGTTGTTTCTATCTGTTCTTTTCTGTACGCTTTGTTTATTTCTTGTTCTTTTTTTGTAATAGCATAAACTTTGGCCAATATCATCGCCATAGAATCATTTGTTCTAACTCTTTCTTGAACTGATGGTGTTCTTTTTAGCTTCTCAGATGAACCTTGTTTTTTCAAAGTTTCATTGATCGATGATAACTGTCTACTACTTGTCAGTAATGCTGCCTGTTGTGCCATTTTTATGCTCTCTTATTTGGTCTGTGCCTGTTTAAGTCTTTCATTTTCTTCTTTGATATGATTTATTAACATTCCAAGATAAACATCTCTTTCCCACGGAATCATATTCTCAATTTCCGTTAGACTATACTTATGGTGTTGCATTAAACTAAAATTTGTTGTATAATAGTTTTCCAAAGTATCATGACTAAAAATTACTCGAAAAAATTTTCAAGTCCTTCAAATTCAATCTTGTGATGATAACCACATTTTGAACAATCTACTTCTTTTATTTTATTTAACTTTGGTATGTTAGTAAAATAAGTTTGTATTTTTTCAAATTGATCTGCACTTAAATTTTCTAAAAATTCCATAAGTTCATCTCTCGATACTTCTTTTGCATAATATGCCTGTTCACCATCATAAATGCATTCTATAGAATCAATTAGCAAATCGAAAATAAAATCTGACGCCTCACTTTCACTCTTTCCTGCTGCCTTTTGAATTAAATTGTACTTAGGCATCGTCATTTTAACATGTATTCTATCGGTTAATTTGATGAGATCATTATATGCGTCTAATCCAGATACCGTAATATCTCTCAAATTCATATCAACCTTCATTAGGTTATTGCATATTTCATCATTAACAACATTTTTACATCTGAATTTGTTTTCAACGATTTCACCGACAGAAGCAGCTCGAATGTTCAAGAAAAAATACTCAACATCAAGCAAACTCATGTTTTCAATATCTACCTCGTCTAGACAACAGTTGTTTAATACTTGTCTAATTGCTCTCTCTATAGCATCTGGACTTTCTTCTGTAGCGGCCATCAATAAGATTTTTTGTTCTTTCACAAGAAAAGAACGATAACGAACTTTTTTCTTCAATATTGGTAATTCTAGTTCGTATACTGCCACATCAATTTTTGGTAAAGGCATTACAATCTCCTACATATGTTAAACAACACTCCACTCGCTGTATGCGAAAACTACCAGTAATTTATGGTATCCTTCTGCGCCCCAATCCAAATCTAATTGATTTATTGCAATTGGGTATGCTTTTCTCAATTCAACTTCATATGTCTTTTTTCCTGCTAAATTGAACTGTTTTACATTTATCTTTGTTTGATACTCTTGTTTGAATTTTATATTATAGCTATCTGTTGGCTGTACTAACTTTAACCAATCATCAAATATTTTCTTTTCCAACATATCATCAGAAACGATGAACGTGAAAGATATATCTTCATATGATGTGCCATCTGGAAATTTTTCTGCGTAGCCATATATTCTTTGATCAGTTGTCATAATGGTTCTACTTGGCAACTGAGCATTTTCACATCTATATTTTAAATCAGCAAATGTTCCTTTATACGAAGAACGCAATCCAGAAGGTGGAGTAAATTCAACTTCAAATTTCGATGGACGAGCAAGTTCTTTATTAAAATTTGATATTATGTTTGATATGGATAACATCTTAACCTTTTCTTATCTTTTGGATTGATTCTTTGAAAACTTTATTTTTTGCAATTGCCATGCCATCTTGCCTGAATCTTTCTACTGGCAAAAATAGAGCAGTTTCCCATTCATTTGGCTCAACTCTCATCAGCCTCGACCCCATTTGAGTGTACAAATAACGCTTCAGACAGGGCTCAAACGCCTTATATTTTCTAGATGAGGTCAAGATACTATAGGATATTCTAACCCTCTCAGGATCGTCATTTTCATTCAATACTGCCAAATTCATCAACCTATCCAAAAATGCGGCACGGTATACAATTGGCAAATAATGCAGGTTCAGACCAAGAAAACCGTCATTGTATCTTTTCAACATCAATACCAAAGGAAATACATCATAGTATGGCAAAACATCAGCATACTTTGGATCATAGTGAAAAAAGTATAGTCTACCCAAAAGAGGAAGTACGACTTTTCTTTGTCTCTCCCTAGAAATAGACAGTATCTCATAGTTAGGATTTCTGATGTCTCTCACTTTTTGTTGAAACCAATTAATACTTTCTCTGGAAAGCATATTGTATTCCAACTGAGAACGGTCTTTTGCTAGTTTTGTTAGTTTAGATTCCATGTGATATTTATGTTAAATTCCTAAGTGTTTTTCAGTGATTACTTTGAATTCCCAACCTCGATCTAAACAATATTCCTCTGCTGCTTTCCATTTAGACTGATTGACTCCATAGGTCATTACTTCTTGCAGGTATTGTTTTGTGACTCTTTTTCTGGGTTTTGGTTCTTTAGTTTCTCTTTCGGGCTTGACTTCTATTATCAAAGTTTTGTTTCTTGTTTTGACAATGAAATCTGGAAAGTATCTATGGAATCTACCGTCAACGGGAGATTTGTAAGGAATGATCAATTCTTCTGATCCCCAACTGAGAATATCTGAATTCTTGTCTAACCAGGACATGACCCGGCATTCCCATGATGATCTGTAGATAATATTTGTGTGATCGCCTATGTATTTTTCTGGGTTTGTAGGTTTGAATCTTCCTGAATATGCCATATAAATATACTTATTCCATCAATTAATTGTTTATAAAAATGCCAGGTCCTCTAGCGAGTTTGACTGATACACAAGAATCAGTTTCAGTTTTAAGGTTTCCTTCAGATTTAGGCTCTAAGTCTAGGTCACATTTTATTCAGTTCATTGTTCATCAAGTGCAATCTGGTGGATATACTCCTGTAACTGGAGGAGCAACAACAGATATTTTTAGGACACAGCAATCTAATTTTGCAATACAGATTAGTCCACCAACGAATAAGATGGCGGCCTCTATATCATTATATATGCCAGAGACTGTAACTGCATCGTATACAAATGCTTATCAAGAAGATGATCTGACTGATTACACTCTTGTGTATTATGGTAAAGCAGCATCAACACTCTTTGATGGTAACAACAAACTTTTTGAGAATTTGTCGGGAAACTTTCTTAATACGATAACTTCAAATCCTTCTGTACTTGCACTAGCTAGAAAATTCACTTCGGATTTAATTCCAGTCGATGCACTATTAAAAGGACAAGGATTAGCAATCAACCCGCAAGTTCAACTATTATTCAAAGCAACAGCATTAAGAAGTTTTCAATTTAATTATCTATTCACTCCTTCAAGTAGAGAAGAAGCAGAAGCCATAAAAACAATCATAAAAGCATTTAAATATCATGCTGCACCAGAAATTGGTGGAGGAGCTATAAACAATGATCTATTCTTCAAAATGCCTGACACCTTTGAAATTAAGTTTTTCTATGATAACAATGAAAACTTCAACATACATCGAATAGACAGATGCGTTCTGGAAAGTATTGATGTTGACTATGCTGCTTCTGGTGGTGGATGGACTGCACATGAAGGTGGATATCCAGTTCAAACAAGAATGACTCTCACATTCAAAGAACTTAGCGTTCAAGACAAAAAGCAGATTGAAAAAGGCTACTAATGAGATATTTTTCACAGTTACCATACATAAACTATCAACAAATAGATGGCAGCACAGTTGCAATGAAGGATATCATGACCAGAACTTATTTGGTCAATCAATTAACAAGACAACCTTTATTGTTTTATGAGTACGAATTAAAAGATAGTGACTTACCAGAAATCGTTGCAAACAAGTACTACGGAGCACCAGAACAATTTTGGTTGCTTTCATTATCAAATCAAAATAGCGTACAAGATTTGCAATGGGATTGGCCGTTGAATCAACAAAATTTTAATTTATTTCTAATCGACAAATATGGGTCATTAAGCAATTCAGTATTAGAAATCCATCATTATGAAAAAATAATGACAAATGAAAATGTTGCTACGGGAGAACAATCTCAGTTTGTGACTATCATTGATCAAGGTGAATATGCCAATACGACTATTGGTACCACAACTTATTCAATGCCGGATGGTAGTACTATCAAACAAACTATAAGTAAGGCTGAGGTAAATGCCTATGATTATGAATATAATCTCAACGAATCGAAAAGAAACATAGGTCTGATAGACAAGGATTATGTTTTAAACATTGAAAATCAATTTAAAGCATTGTATAGTCGATAATGGCAAACATAACCAATCCACAAGAATTTACAATTGCAAGTGTCGATCTAATTACTTCTAGTGGACAAGCAATCAATTTAAAACCATCAATACTAGAGCTTTCAATTTATGAGAGCATGTATTCTGGTGTAGTTTCTGGTCATGTATCATTAACTGACTCCCAAGGTTTTATTGAAATATTCAACATTACTGGATTTAATTTTATAAAAATAAGCTTCTCTAAAGTTGGAGAAAATGATCCTTTTAATGATGTGTATTTTAGAGTTCACAGAATTGGAAAAAATATTCCAGTTAGCAGAAACAATGAAGAATTTACAATCAACTTTGTGTCGGAAGATGTTTTTCTAAATCAACAAACACGAATCGTAAAATCATACAATCAAAAAACAATTAACTATATCGTACAAGATTTATTGACTACTGAATTAAACACAAGAAGGCATTTATTACCAAAATCAGTATTTGAAGATACTGAAGGCACATATAGTTTCATCATATCAAACAAGACTCCTTTTGAAGCAATACAATGGTTGTGTGGTTATGCAAAACCAGCAAAAGCACAGTATGGGCATGTTGGTGCTGACATGTTGTTTTATGATACAGTAAATGGATATAACTTTAGGTCTTTGCAATCTCTGTACACAAGTAATTCATATGCTGAATATTTCTATAGCCCGCAAGGAATATATTCTCCTGGAGAAAAAGAGTACTTAGAATATGGACTAAAGAACATGCTGACGTTGAACATAAAAAAGCATTTTGATTCTTTAGAGGCAACTCAAATTGGTTTATATGCAAACAAATTAGTAACTATAGATCCATTATTGCAGCAGTATCAAGTTACGGAATTTAAATATAATGATTACTTTAATACTTCGGCGTCATTAAATCCATATCCTCTTACTACAGGATACACAAATAGATATGGTAAAGAAGAAAGTCAAATGACAAATTCGGTATTTAAAGTGATGACAACAAACGCAAAACAGAGAGAAAATCCACTCATCAATAATCGTGAGTCTCTGAAAACAATTGTTCCTAGTATTGACATCGAGACTTATATACCATACAGAACAGCACAGATTGGATTATCTAGGTCAATGATCGTAGAGTTCACTATATATGGTGATCCGAACTTGACTATAGGATCTAAAATACGACTAAACATTCCTTCAATGTCTTTAGATGACAGTACAGGGAAAAAAGCTAACAATAAATATTACTCAGGTAATTACCTAGTATCAGCAATACGTCATGTGCTTAATTTTAGAGGTCAATATCTTTGTATAGTAGAAGCGGTTACTGATAGTTTGTCAGAAAGAAATATACTAACTGATAATAGTAGTCAAAGTATACAGAATGGGAGACTTGCATAATGTATGAGCCGCATTTTATTGGTAAAAATGGATTTGTTTGGTGGATAGGAGTAGTGCAAGATAGAATGGATCCTTTGGGATTGGGTAGATGCAAAGTTAGAATTTTTGGTTGGCATGGTGATGGTTCTCCTGAAGCAGATGCAAAAGTTCCTGTACAAGATTTACCTTGGGCACAACCAGTTTATCCAGTTACTAGTCCAGCATCGACAACAATGCATCAACTTAGAGTTGGAGATTGGGTCATAGGATTCTTTTTGGATGGTGAATCTGCACAAGCACCCGTGATGTTTGGTACTTTCTCTGCATTTAATAATGTAACTACTGGTGTTGGTTCTGATACAAAAGTTAATGTCTAAGGAATAAAAATGACTGTAAATGTTAATCTGAGTGGAGTTAGAGTTGGAGAAACATATGAACTTACCGAAAATGGACAAGTTTATATTATAGAAAAAAATCCGCCATCAACAGGATTTATTACTGATGCTCAAATTGAAGGTCTGCAAAAAACGGCTTCTACATTTAGAGGCATTTTTAATGGAGCACTTTCAGCAAATAATAGACCAGGATTTCACTTTTGTGAACCATTTAGTTCTCCTCTACCAAAAAATACACAAATTACTCTAAGAAATGGAGTAAGAGTTCCTAATTTAGCTTTAGGAAATCCTGTGCTACAATTAGAAGCTTTCATTAAGAGTTCTAAATTTCAACAAATAGTTCAAGCTATTAGGGCAATAGTGCAATCAGCGTTAACTGCATTAGGACTTACTGGACCTTTAGCAACATCTATAACAGAAATAGCAAGATACATAGCAGAGAAGTTAAGATACATAAACAAATTAATTGAAACTTATATTGTTGGTGCTGCATTGTTAGCACAAGTTGAAAGATATATTGCTGCATTGATCAATTTTGTTGCTAGACTTCCAGAAATAATTGGACAAGCATTGGCAGAATGTATTACTGCCATTAAAAATGCTATTGCATCTGCTTTATCCACGACTTTAGGATTTAATACTGGCGGACTGTTAGGAGAGATCCAAGCATTGCAGAGAAACATAACACTGGCAGAACAAGCTACACAGGCAGTTGTTGCTGGAGCAGAAGCTATTGGACAATCACTTGATAATTTCAATCAAACCGCAGATGCATCAGTTAACAACATGCTGAATGTTATAAAAAATGCAGTGAATAAACCTTCTAAACCAATAGTGAACGTGACGATATTTTAAGGAAAAGTAATGGCTTATAATCTTCCACTGGGTAGCGTAGGTGTAGCAACGTCACCAAAACCAGGAACATACCCGTACATACATGGCCAACAAACTGAAGCTGGTCATATGTTTATTTTGGATGACACTCCAGAAAATGAACAAATCATACTTCAGCACGCCAAGAGTAACACTCAAGTTTGGATAGAACCTGATGGTTCAATGCAAACAACTATTTCTGGAAATAATTTCACAGTCATTGTTAATAATAATAATGTCGTGATTGAAGGTGTATGCAATATTCAAGTGTATGCTGATGCTAAACTTGAAGTTAGAGGCAGCGTATATGCACAAGTAAATGAGAACCTAAATGCAGTTGTTAAAGGCAGCGGTACTGTAATTGCAGATGGAAATTTAGATGTATCTTCGGGTGGAGATATTAACATCACAGCAGGAACAGGACTGAGTTCTATAAATCCTGTGACTGCACCCAACATCTATTTGAATACAGGAAACAGTGTTGTTGTTAATGGTGATCTGACTGTAGCTGGAGGATTAAGAGTAGGTAACTCAATTACTTCGGGTGAGAACATATCGGCAGGATATAAATTATTTGCATATGGTGGTATAGAAACTTTAGGTGGATTGAATGTTGGATTTACTTTACCTGGATCTATATTACCATCAGGAGTTGTTGTAGCACTGACTTCTGTATCTGCACCAACATTTAATGGTGCGTTTGGTAACATAGGAATCATGAACACCATTTACACTAGAGATGTTTTTGGTTCATTATCAAAACTAAGAGTGACTTACAATTCACACATCCATCCAACACCAAGAGGTCCATCTGGTGGACCAATCGTTCCGGATACGGGAGAAGGACCAGCAGCAACAAAACCAGGATTTACACCACCATTACTTTCAGCATGAGGATATAACATGTCAGCAAATAGTGTTTTTGAGAGATACGAGTATAAATTCGATACGAATAAATTTGAAGGCGCAATCAACATAAGTGCTGATGCAAAGGACATGCTAAATGCAAGTTCAAATAACATCACATTTAAATCTTGGCAAATAACAGATTTAGCAAATGGTCCTGTTAATAGAGAGACATATTATAAAAATCCAGTTAAAAACGTTACCAGCAACTTAATTAGCACGATCAATTCATTTGGTAGTGCCATGATAAATGTGAGTTTTACTTCTCCAGGTGCACAACAAATTGTTGATAGCATTATGGGGGCAGATGCAAATTCAATTCAATATCTTGCAAATGCTAATAATATTGTTGCTGTAACTATGTTGTTGAGTGATTTTATTTCTCACACGAACAATGTATCTGGAGTTTCTGCAAATTCTGCAACTGAATTGTCTCCGACTTTTGATGCTGTTATGTCATATGGTAACGAAAATACCTTTATGTTAAACAAGACTGATGGTATTGCAAATGCTGTTGGTGGTTTGGGTGCAATGACAAGTTTGTTTATTGGTGATGAGCTTTCCTCAAACGTCACTACATTTAACTACTATACGAATTTGATTATTACTAATACTACAAATACCTTTATTCCTGGTATGCCTTCTGGTTACTGGTCAAATACTTGTACATTGTCAGCCTCTCAAATGCAAACTATGAATGTTTCATTTAGAGGACTTTATAATCAAATATATAATAGAATTAATGATGATTGGACCTTCTATCAAGCAACTATACAGGTAGGCAGAGATTATGGATTTTTAGGTAGATTTTCAAATGTAAGTAATACTCAAAGCTACTTAATCAATAATTTAGTAGGAACAGATTACTTAAAGTCTAAAATAGCAACATAAATAGTAAATGGCAACGACAACAATAAAAAAAATATATTCCGACATAGATTTGTCGTTCAATAGAAATCCAGTAACTGGAGATGTAACCATTAGCTATGATGAACAGGCAGTCCTACGTTCAGTCAGAAACTTACTGTTAACCAATCGCTATGAGAGGTTGTTTCAGCCTAACGTAGGATCAAACCTAACTGGTCTATTGTTCGAAAATACAGGTCCAGAAATGGAATCTGTTATTGCCACAGAAATACAAAATTGCATAACAAATTATGAACCTAGAGTTTCACTTGATTTTTCTACAGATCCTAATACAGGAGAACAGAACAATCCGATTGTTGTAAGAGCAACCCCGGATGAAAATGGTTATAATGTGACTCTAAGATTTTATATAGCGAATAATACGACACCAACAACACTAAATCTTCTTTTAAAGAGGACTAGATAATGGCCATTGCCAATACATACAATCAAGTAGCAGACCTAGATTTTCAAGACATCAAAACAAATCTAGCTGCTTTCTTAAAATCTAAAGATACATTTAAAGACTATAATTTTACAGGTTCGGGTATCAATACTCTGCTAGATGTATTGACATATAACACTCAGTATAATGCGTACTATTTGAATATGGTTGCAAATGAGATGTTTTTAGATTCTGCACTAAAAAGAAATTCAGTTGTATCACATGCTAAATTACTAGGTTATATTCCAACATCAGATATAGCACCTGAAGCAACAGTTAATTTAAGTGTATCTGGATTGTCAGGAACAGTATTCACGTTACCTAAATTTTCATCTTTTTTATCTGAGAGAGTGAACGGAACAAATTACAACTTTGTAACGACTGACTCTTATACAGCCACAATAACTGGTGGTGTTGCAACAATCAACAATATAAAAATTAAGCAAGGTATTCCTGCTACGTTCTCATTTACATATGATGAGCCATCAAATCCAGATGCAATATTTGACTTAGAACAAGATGGTATAGATACCACAACTCTGCAAGTTACCGTATATCCAAATCCCTCGTCAAGTTCATATGATGTCTATAATAGAGCAACTGATTTTCTCACACTGAATGGATCATCCACAGTGTACTTCCTACAAGAAGGAATTTCTGGAAACTATCAAATATATTTTGGTGATGGGATTGCTGGAAAAAAATTAGTCGATGGATCTCTTGTACGAGTATCCTATGTTAAGACAAGTGCAACTGCTGCTGGTGGAGCCAATAACTTCACAGTAACCACACAAATAGGTGGCACCCCAATAGTAACTCCTGTATTTCCTGCATCGAAAGGCGGAGAAAAAGAAACTATTGATTCGATTAAGTTTCAAGCACCAAAATTTTATTCAGCACAAAACCGTGCAGTCTCAAAAGATGACTATATCACATTAATTCAACAAAACAATTTAGGATATGCTTTTGATGCTGTGAATGTTTGGGGTGGACAAGAAAATGATCCTCCTGTATATGGACAAGTGTTTGTATCAATCAAACCAGCAGGAGCATACTTCTTTACAGATACACAAAAACAAAAAATTATACAAGATGTTATTAAACCAATATCTGTTTTGACGGTTGATCCTACTCTGATTGATCCAGATTATGTTTATCTTAAAATAACAGCTAATGTACTTTATGATCCAAGAAAAACTACATTAACTCCACCACAATTGCAAACTGCAATACAACAAAGTATTTCAAATACAGCAACTAGTTTGTTGAATACATTTAATTCAACATTCTTAGAAACAGATATTACCAATAGTATTTTATCAGTAGATCCTTCGATCATAACCAACGAACTGATTATACAAACTCAGAAAAAGTTTTTTCCTTCATTAACAGTTCCAACTAATTATAATTTAAATTTTGGAACAAAGTTAGCAAGAGGAATGTTCCAGAGTGGAATAACTAGTTCGCCAGCAATGACGTTCAGAGATCCTGATAATCTTATTAGTACAATAACAAATGTTTTTATTGAAGAAATTCCTTCTTCTACTGGTGGTGTTGATTCTATCTCGATTATCAATCCTGGTATTAAATATCAAACAGCACCACTAGTAACAATAACTGGTGATGGAGCAGGAGCAACTGCAAAGGCAGTAATTAATTCAAATGGAACTATTAGAGAAATTAATGTTACAAATAAAGGTTCGAATTATACAAGTGCGGTAGTTACAATTGCTGCCGCAGAAGGTGATACTACAGGAACTTTAGGTGTAGCGATAGCAAATATTGAAGGTAGATTTGGTACACTTAGAACATATTATTATAATGCTTTAGGTGTTAAAATCGTTCTTGATCCTTCTGTTGGTACAGTCGATTATGAAACTGGTCTTGTTCAATTAGACTCATTTAATCCAGTTACAGTAAGTAACGAATTAGCAGAGCTTACTATTACTGCAAATCCAGATTCAACAATTATATCTTCATCATTCAATAGAATCATCACGGTAGATCCATTTGATCCTAACGCAATTACTGTCAATTTAACAGCTAAGACGCAATAATGTCTACAGATAAAAAGACTTCGTTACTAGTACCCTCACAGTTTCCTGATTTCATCAAGGACAATCCTGATTACTCCAAATTTGTAGAGTTTATACAAGCATACTATGAATGGATGGAGCAAAATGGAAAAGTATTAGATTTCTCAAAGAATTTACTGAACTATAAAGATATTGATCAAACTACAGATGAATTTGTCAACTATTTTGTTAATGATTTTCTTCCTAACTTTCCAGAAGATGCTTTATCTGATAAAAGAAAAGCAGTAAAACTTGCAAAACAACTGTACAAATCAAAAGGAACTCCAGGATCATATAAGTTTCTTTTCAGATTACTTTATGATTCTGATTTTGATTATTTCAATACAAAGGATTATGTATTAAGAGCATCTGATGGTATTTGGTATGTAGCAAGAAGTGTTCGTTTGGCTTCTATTGACATAAATTTCTTAGACACCACAAATCTAAGATTGTTTGGTGAAACATCAAAAACAATTGCTACAATTGAAAATGCTGTAATAGCGAACACCAAAACAGAAGTTTATATTTCAAATATCACTAGAGTTTTTGAGACAGGCGAATTTGTTAAGGTTGTAGATTCTTTCAATCAACCAGTTCTTTTCGATGGAAATGTTCTTAGAGCGAAAATAATAGGACAAATCAATCAGGTAAGAATTGATCCTAACAGTAGAGGTCAATTATATAAAGAAGGCGATCCTGTAGTTTTTGTTGGTAGTTTGAATTCAAATACAGGAATAGGTGCTGCTGCTATAGTCAGTCAGACAACAAAAGGATCTATTCAGAGAATCAATACAATAGCAGGTGGTTATGGTTATAATGCAAATTCTAACACAAATATTGTTCTAACTAATGCAGCTGGAGCTTTAGCTGAAGTAGGAAACTTTGACGATACGGAAAGATATGTTGCGAATGTGGCAGGCATTATTGGTTATAGCATAACATATTCTGCCAATGTTGCCATCGGAAACGCAACATATACTTTTATAAGTTCTGGTTCGACAGCTAATGCTAATACTTCACTGAAAAATGCATTCCCGAACAAAACATCATTCTTTGCTTTCCCGATCAGTTCAGTTAATGTTGTTAATGCTGGTGGAGGAATAAGTTCTGCTACTGCTATTGGTGTTACAGCAGTTTCAACTTATCCAACAAACAATCCTTCAGCCGATGGAGATTTAGGTTCGCTTGGAATATTAGGCCCAATACAAATAGCAAACCCAGGTACAGGATATGCAGCGAATGATCGAATCATATTCACTGGTGGTTCTGGATATGGTGCATATGCAAATGTTATAAACGTAGCTGCCAATGGTGCTATAACTTCAGTTGAATATGTGCCGGGTGGTGAAATCTATCCTCTTGGTGGAATGGGTTATCGTATAGATGCTTTGCCAACTCTTTCAATATCAACATCTGGTGGTTCAAACGGTTCGATATATATTGACGGTATTTTAGGACAAGGAGCAACATTTACACCTGTTACGGATAGAATTGGTTCTATCACTACTATTACTGCTACGAATTTGGGAGAAGATTATGTAGCAGCACCACAGGTATCGCTAAAGGTACAAGACATTGTTGTTTCAAACGTAGATGTTAATCTAATATCACAAACAGGAAATACTGTATATCAAGGTGCAAACACCGCAGCAGCATCATATTCTGCCTATATAGATTCTTTCTCTTTACTCGAACCTAACTTAATAACAACTCAATCAAAATACAGACTACGAGTTTACAATTATAGTGCCACTCCAAATACGGTATTACAATTAAAAGTTGCCAATCAAGATTTAGTTCTAGATATTGACAATACGAATTATCCAGAGAATTATTTCTTTGTAGGAAGTCCAGAGTTCACTTCTGGTGTTCGTACATATGGAGATGGAACAGCAAAAGCCACAGCATCGTTCTTGAATGGATTGAGTTTCAGTCAAGGACAATATCTGGACAGTAGAGGACAACCCAGTGCATTCAGTATTTTACAGAGTGAGAATTATAATAACTTCACATATCAAATTACTGTAGATAAAGAGATTGCAAAATACAGAGAAGCATTACTAAGCTTATTGCATCCAGCAGGAACGAAGGTAATAGGAAGATATGCACTAAAATCAAATAATGCTTTAGATTTACACATTCTCGATTCTGCATTCCAAGCGCACACATTATATTTTTATACTAACACTGCTGCTGCCAATGCTGTAATCAGAACAGATTTCGCAAATCTCAGTAGCAACGTAATTACTTTCTATAATTTAGGTACTGGAGTCAACATTGCAAACTTTATCTTTGCAAATAGCACGATCTCTCTAGCACCGACAAATGGACCAAATGTCCACTCTGAGATTACTTCTATTAATCCAGCAACAAACAGTATCACAATAGCTGCAAATACATGGTTGACATTCCCCAATGTTGCAACTATTTCTGCTGTTTCTTCGTGTACTACAATAAATATATTATCATTAACTGGTACCTATGATATCATTAATAATGGTGTTTATAGTAACACTGCATATCCATTAAAAGATATCGTATATGCTGGTGATCAAATTAAAGTAAATAACGCAATAAGAACAGTTTCTTCAATTAATTATGAAACAGGTAATATTGTTCTCTCATCTGCGGTAACTGCGAATGCTGGTGCAAATCTAAGTGTTGCTAGAACTTTCTCAGCAGGTGGTAATATCAACAAGCAATATCAAGTGATTATCTATGGACCATTAGGATTGCAATATTATCCTGAACTTGTTACAGAATCAGGCGAAACAATAACAACAGAAAACGACGAAATAATTTTAATAGGATAAAAGAATGAGTACCGTAAAGATTTCGCAACTACCAGGTATTCCTGGTGGATTAAATGCAAACACTTCAAACACCTTATTTGTTGGAGTTGACATTCCATCAGGTGTTACTGGTAAATTTACTGCAACTCAACTAGCAGAAAGACTTTATGCGAATAATGTTTTGAATGTTGGGAATAATTCTGTTGTGTTACCAAATGTTGTTGCTCAGTTTGCTGGAAATTCTGCAAGCTATCTTCAAATAAATTTTGAAAATAATAACGCAAATGGTACAGCAGATTATGTTGCAACCGCTGATGTTGGTACAGATACAACATATTATATTGATACTGGTATTAATAACTCAAATTATGGTGATGGTGCGTTAGATGGATATGTGATAGTTGCTGGTGCTGGAGAAAGTGATCCTGGTGGTAACTTAATGATAGGTACTATCACTTCAAATAAACGAATCGAATTTGTAATAGGTGGAACAGATGAGGCTAATGTAGTTGCAAGAATTAGTGCAAATAGTGGTATTAGATTATTAAAAAGACCTCTTGTGTTTGCAGATAGTACCACACAAAACACAGCAGCGGTGTCTGCAAGCTTTTCACAACAAGCTTTTGCAACAGCAAACTCAGCAGCAGCAAATACTGTATATCTACAAACTATTAATAATAATCAGAATACTAATATTACCAATACAAATACTTTAGCTCTAGCA